GATGTTACTGGTAGCTCTATTGTGAGTCCAGTTTTTCGATCGGGTGGCGATAATGGTGCTTTGGCGATTTACGTTTTGAATGAATTGACACGTCCAAATGATCAAGATCTAGGATCTCCACAAATCAATGTATTTGTGCGAGCCGGGGACGATTTTGAAGTGGCAGCTCCTTACGAGGATGCTTTGACTTCATTTTCTCCTTTTGTCTCAGAATCTGGTCAGATGGAAGTCCAGGAAGGAATGAAAAAGATCACTCTAGATCCAATCGGATCATCGGTTGATGATAATTCATTGTCATTGACCTATATGGGTGAGACTTTTCATTCTTTCCGAACCATGATGAAGAGATATAATTATTCTCGTTCCTTTGCAAATGTCGCGGTTCCAACCACGCGTGAATATGCCTTGTGGCGTATATTCCCAACAAATTTTCCTCTTTATCGAGGAGCGGACCCCGAAGGGAAAGTTTACTCGAAGAACACACTTATGAATTGGTTAACACCATGCTACGTGTGTCGTAGAGGAGGAATACGTTGGAAATACAATTATATTTACGCAGATGGAGATGCATCTCCTGTTGGTCGTATGATGGTGGATCGTCGGACTTCACGTTCTTCTGCATTTACAGTAGAACAATTGGTTCAAGATATTCCACGCACGTCAACGATGCAATCGGAACTGACTGTGCGTTCCCTACCCACATGGGAGGGAGCAGCGGTTACACAGCTTGCGACTTGTCCAACCTTGGAGGTAGAGATACCTTATTACAGCCCTCATAAATTTGAGGTTGCTAGTAAAGTAGGCAAGTCGGAAGAGATGCTTCGACATCAATTGGAATTGACGATATCCAATGTTGCACCAGATATTCCGTCGCATTGCGTAGATGCATACTGCGCTACAGGAGAGGATTTCACACTTTCCTGGTTTCTGAATGTACCCATATTGTACATGCAATCAGACTTCCCAATAGTATAATTGGGCATTTTTGTAAATAAATTACATATTACATATTTAGATGAGTTCCTTACACGAGAAAAGGCAACTCGTGTAAGATGAAAATCCAGACCCAGGTGTCTGGTAGGTCGGTAGGACCTATTCCGTTTGCTAGCACAGCGAACGCCACCACTTTTTAGTCGGGACTAGTTTTTTAGTTCTGTTGGCGTTCGCGCAAACAGAATGAATTTTTATAGAAC